CCGCCGCCGATGCCGCCGCCGATGCCGCCGCCCGTGCCGCCCAAAAAGAGAAATTTATTTCATTATTTACGGAGTAGTCAAGATGAGAGTCATACTGATCGAAGAAGAACGGTTTGCTGAAATTTGTCTACTGATGAAAGCAGAAGCTATGCGAACCGCAGAAAACGGCTATCTGAAAGAGAAGGCGGGGTTGTCAACGGAGCAGGTTAAGTGGGCGGCTGATGAGATTCACCGATCCATTCATTTCCATTTTGTGCGATGGGCACAATCACACGGCGCTTCGTGCGTACCTAAATAAGTGGCACAATAGTGCCTTTTGGAGCGCACAGAGTGACATCAGCCCAAATCGCACTATTGCTCAAATTGATCGACCTGTATTCGCAACGGTCCATGCTTCACGCATCATCGCCTAGTTATAACCAAATTTGGGTGACGATCGAAGCAACACAAAAATCATTGTTATCGTCGGTGTTGCTGTAGTAAGGCTAAATCCGACCCCTAAGCCCCATGTCGTACAATGGGGCTTTTGCTTTTGGGGCGCGATATGTTCGGATGGTTTGCAAAGAAGCCGATACCGGCCGCAGTTGAGAAGGTTAGCAAGGGTGGCTTGTTTTCAACCCATCGCGGCGACTTGGACAATACAAGCAACCGGGCCGCAATGTCCGATAAGTTGCGTAAGGTATGGAACCGTTATTTATCTGATAACCGTCCGAGGGTAATGCGCGCTGACGGAACGATGGATGACGCCGACTCGGGTACGGATGACTTCGCCGGTGCATTCGATATTGGCCAGCCTGCAATGTCCGATGCACTATTTCAATGGTACGGCACGCAGTCATTTATCGGGCATCAGGCGTGCGCCATCATCGCGCAACATTGGTTGATCGATAAGATATGTTCAATCCCGGCACGTGATGCGATCCGCCAAGGATATGAAGTCACTAGCGCAGTTGGCGAGACAGAACTATCCGAAGATGAATTAGCTGAGTATGCCAAGTACGACAAGCTATTCACCATCAATCAAAAGATGTACGAATACGCACGCCTGGGCCGCATCTTCGGCATTCGCGTATGTATCCCGGTTGTCGAATCGGGTGATGTTGACTATTACGAAAAGCCATTCAACCCGGACGGCGTTACGGCCGGATCGTACAAAGGGATGATTCAGGTTGATCCGTATTGGATGTCGCCCATCTTGTCCGGTGACGCCGCCAGCCGTCCCGATGTCGCCGGATTCTATGAGCCTACATGGTGGCTCATCAACGGTAAAAAATATCACCGTTCGCACCTTTGCATATTCCGTACCGGCGAAGTGCCTGACATTCTGAAGCCGTCATACCTGTACAGCGGCGTACCGATCCCTCAGAAGATTATGGAGCGCGTTTACGCGGCGGAACGTACCGGCAATGAAGCGCCATTGCTCGCACTGACAAAGCGTCTCATGACGTACAAGATTGATGACCTTGCGGCGGTGATGGCCAACAAAGCGAAGTTCGATCAGGGGATGCAATTTGCTATTGAGACGCGAGACAACCACGGGTTTCGCATCATGGGCAAAGATGATGAAATGGATCAAATCGATACGTCACTGGCGGATCTGGCGGACGTTATTGAAAATCAATACGCACTTGCGTGCGCGGCCGGTGAGGTGCCCGTCAATAAGGCAATGGGGACGGCTGTAGGCGGTCTAAGCAATGAAGGGTCTTACGATGAGTCGAACTATCACGAAGGGCTAGAATCGCTACAGACGCACGAATTATCACCCATGTTGGAACGTCATCACCTATTGGTACGCTTGTCGTTCGTGGTGCCGAAGTTCGGTAAGGGCACGCCCGGCACAGTCGTATCGTGGTTGCCACTCGATTCACCAACGGCGAAAGAGTACAGCGAAATTAATCTTAATAACGCTAATGCCGACGTAGCGCTTAAAGGTACGGGCGCTATTGACGATACGGATATCAATGCGCGCTTGCGTAACGATAAGAACAGCGGTTATACGACGCTCGCGCCCCTACTCGTATCGGGCGAACTGTTGCCAGACGATGATGACGTGACGCCTAACAATTCTGCACCAGCCGATAAGGGTACCGAGTCGCCCGAAAATTTATCATCGGCAAAGAGTAGCGGGCAGTCCGTATCCGAGAGTGCGTAATGGGGCATCGTCAGGTACGCCTTAGTAAGGAGCGCGCTGAATGGGCGCAACGGTTCAAGGTGCCAGCAGTGAAAGGTACGCCGTTAAATCCATCCGGCGCGATTGCGGTACGTTATAACGACGTATTGCAGGCGCATATCGTTGCAATGGAGCGCGAAGTAATGCGCGAGTTACGGGCGCTCTATAGCGATGCTGATGCAATGGATAGTGCGTATGCCATGGATGCAAGTATCGCATCGCAGGCGCGCATAGTAATGAACCGCATGAGTGATAAATTTACGGCGGTCTTTGCTAAGTTCGCACGTCCGTTGGCTGAAAAGATCATCGGGCAAACGTCGCGGGATAGCGGTCTGAAGCTAGGCGCATCGCTTAAGGAAATGTCAGGCAATTACACGCTTGACCCTTCGATGCTTAGTGAGGATCTGCGTAATATCATTTCGTCGTCGGTAACTGAAAACGTCAACTTGATAACGCGTACCAAAGATAAATATTTAGATGAGATATCCGGCGTTGTAAATCGCTCAATCCAAACTGGTAACGGTTTAGCGGATATTATCCCGGCGCTAGATAAGTGTGGAGTAACGGTTAAGAATTGGTCTAAGAATGTAGCACTTGACCAGACACGCAAAGCGTATAACGCGCTTAATAAGGGGCGCATGGAAGCGTTAGGTTTAAAAAAGTTTCAATGGGTGCATAGCGGTGGGTCCGCACATCCCCGCGAATATCACCGTGACGTGCTGAATGGTAAAATATTCTCATTTGACGACTTGCCCTATTTGGATGGACCGGAGAAAGGCGAGCGCGGTATTCCCGGACAAGCCATTTTTTGCCGTTGCACAATGCGGCCGGTATTCGATTTTGACGACGATGAGGATTAGCCTAGAAACGATCCGACTTGACAGTTAGCTAACCATGCATCATAACGGTCAATATCGAATTTGTTTCGTTTGGACAAGTTTTGATGCGCTGTTAAATATTGCAAATTCCACCATACGTGAAGCCCGCTCACAAGTTTTCCGTTTAGTGGAATGATGTGATCAACGTGATAGCCTGTAGCGCAATGTTTATACATAAATGCTAGGCCCTCATCAAACGATTTACCTTCAAACGATTGTCTAGCAATTTTTCCAGATCGTAGCAATTGTCTAGCAAGATAGTCAGCTTTATTCGCAGCGTAATGATCGGCACTCTTTTGTCTAAGGTACTCACGACGCGACGCGTTTCGTTTTATATCAGCAGCAGATACTTTTTCGGTACGAATGGGTTTGGGTCTATTACGCAGTAGCTCTTTGATGATAGGTCCGATTATGGGATCAGCCCTTCGCTTTATCATGCTTAGCCGCGATGCCTCATTCATCCGTTTGACAAATTCAGGATCGTTAGCTTTTCTAACATTATTTGTGTTTATACGACATGCATTACACTTTCTACCGCTTCGTTTTCCCTTCCATTGTGGGAACAAGCTATCATTCTTTTCAATAAAGCAAGTTGTACATGTCGTCATGATCGCTGCATAGTTAATATCGAATAACTGATATTAACACACTATTTGGAAAAGCATAATGGCTTACGCAATGGACGAAGCAGATAGCGCTCGGACGTATGACATCAACGGTTTCTTCGAGGTATTGGATAACCCGCTGTCAAAAGTGGGCGTTTATGATTATCTGGGCAAAAATATCCCGCAGGAAAAAGAGGCAGGTAACGCGCTTCTGATGTTCAAGGTGTATCGCCCGGCATCCGAATTATCTGACCCTGATTGCATTGCATCGTTCCGTCTCGTGCCGTGGGTAATCGATCATACGATGCTTGGCGATGGCACGGGTGGAACGGTTACGGTTGATCAGAAAGGCGCACGCGGCGTTACGGGTGAGCAAATATGGTTTGATCCAGACGACGAATTCGGAACACTAAAGGGAAATATTAAATGTTTCTCGGAAGTGTTAGCAGGACAAATATCGGGCGGTAAAACGCCCCTGTCACTTGGTTATCGTTGTGTATATGAGTATGCGCCGGGAACATTTAACGGCGTAGCTTATACTTATGTCCAACGGCGAATACGCGGCAATCATTTAGCGTCAGTAGATGACGGGAGAATGGGGCAAGCTGTTGCCGTAATGGATGGTTTTTCATTTACTGTTGACGCAAAGGAGTTTATCGCTATGGCCGTACCACAACGGAAGAAAAAGCCGCAAGCAAAGAAAGGAACCGCTGTTGCGGCTTTCCGTTTGCGCATGGAGGCTGTTGCAATGGACGCAGAAGAAACGGCGGCTGATCCCGCTACGTCGGATGCTGATAAAGGTGAGATTGCTGAAGCGCTAGCAACGATCAAAAAATTGTTGCCATTGCTCGAAGCCGCCGAAGCCGTCAAGGGTGTAGGCGATGTGCCTGCCGAAGATCCCGCCGATACGCCTAGCGTGTCTGCAACGGGCGATGCCGAGGCTGATGCCGAAGCAGCACGCAAAGAGAAAGAAGCAAAGACCGGCGATGCTGACCTTGAGGGCAAGGGTATGGACGCAAAAGAAGTTGCAGCAATGATCGACAAAGCCGTTAAGGCGGCACTCGCCGCGCAACCCGTTGCAACGATGGACGCGTCGGAAATCTACGTCGACATGAACATGCGTAACGTGCTCGCCTCGCAACTGTCCGAGTTCGTCGGTACGTTCGACCATAGCGAAAAGACCGCGTTGCAAGTTGCGCAGTACGGTTGCGAAAAGTTGGGTCTGACCGCCGTAAAGGGTGCCGAAGTCGCCACCGTGCAGGCGTACCTGAAGGATCGTACGCCGCCGCGCAAGTTGGCTACAGCGACGGCCATGGACGCGAAAGAAGGGAAAGCGCCAGATTGGATGGCGGCACAACTCAATGAACAGAAATAAGGGGGCGCGATGACTTTTCAAGCATCAGTAAATTATGACTTCGGTTTTGGCATTCCCGGCGAAATCGTACGTGCCGGTCCGCAACGCGCAAAGATCGGTATGATCAATTCGGCCAGTGCATTGAATAACGTATTTGGCCGCGCGTTCACTCGCAACGTTGGCACGAACACCGTTGGCGCGGGCGGTACGGGCGTCTATTACGGCATCTTGGCGAATCCGAAGGAACATGCTTCCGGTGGTTTGGCTGGCGCACCGTTGTCGCCAAATTTCGCGTTGAACAACCTGACACAAGCCGCATTTGCGGAAATGTCGCTCATCTGCGTGGCCTTGGTCGGCACCGCTAAACAGGGTGATACGGTCAACTTCAATCAAGCGGATGGCACGTTGTCCGCCTTGACGAGTCTCGCGACCTTCACCGCATCGCAAGCTGCTGGCGTGTTGACCGTTTCGGCAATCTCGGGCGGCAATCTCGGTATCGGTTCGGTTGTCACGTTGGCCAATGGTACGGCGGTCGGTACGATTACTTCGCTCGGTTCCGGCACGGGCGGCGTGGGTACGTACAACTTGAACACGTCCGCAACGGTTGCAAGTCAGGCCATGGTTGCAACGAGTGTCATTCCCGCAGGCTTCACACAAGTACCGCGCGCCTATATCGATCGCTTCGATCAGAATACCGCTGGCGGTTTAGCGCTGTTGAACATCACGAATTAACAAGGGGCATTTGAAAATGAAATTCAGCGCTAAAGACGTATCGCCGGTACGTAGCTCGCGGTCCGCGCGTAGCTTCAAGCCAATTGAATTGAAGTCGGAACACGTCGGGGACTATGGCAATTTGTCTCAGATCGGTATCGGTTTCGATCAATCGTACGCATCGGAAATTGCGGACATTCTCATCAAGGCCGGTTACGGCTTCGATAGCAATGACGTACTGCCCGGCTCATCCCCTGGCGGCATTCAGACGTCCGCCAGTATTCCAACGCTCGTACAGTTTTTGCAAGCGTGGTTGCCGGGCTTCGTGAAGTACATCACGGCCGCGCGCAAGATCGATGAGTTCGTCGGTATGTCGACCATCGGCTCATGGGAAGATGCACAAGTCGTTCAAGGTATGTTGGAGCCGCAAGGTAATGCCGTGCCGTACAGCGACATCACCAACGTTCCGCTGACATCGTGGAACGTGAATTTCGAATGGCGTTCGGTCGTCCGCTTCGAAATGGGCTTTATGGCCGGTCTGTTGGAAGAAGCGCGCGCCGCACGTATCCGCGTGTCGTCGTCGGGCGAGAAGCGTTCGCAAGCCGGTATCGCATTGGAAATCCAGCGTAACCGCGTGGGGTTCTACGGCTATAACGATGGTGCAAATCGTACGTTCGGTTTCTTGAACGATCCTAACTTGCCTGCCTATACGTCGTTTCCGAACGGCGCAAGCGGTTCGCCGCTGTGGTCGAGCAAGACGTTCAACGAGATCACAGCCGATATCCGTACGATGTTTGCGAAATTGCAAATTCAATCGATGGATCGCATTGATCCCGAAAAGACCGCCGTAACGATGGGTCTGCCGATGGGCGTGAATCAGTACCTGAGCGTTACGCAGAATGTTGGCGGTATTTCGGTGCGTCAGTGGTTGCGCGAAACGTACGCCATGGCCCGCGTCGTTACCGCACCGGAATTGACCGATGCGAACGGCGGATTGTCCGCGTTCTACCTGTATGCGGAATCGGCTGACGACGGTTCGACCGACGACGGTAAGACCTTTATTCAAGCCGTGCCCGCTAGCTTTATGGCGCTCGGCGTTGAAAAGAAAGTGAAGGGCTTTCTCGAAGATTATGCCAACGCGACGGCCGGTGTATTGGTAAAGCGTCCATACCTGATCGTGCGCTACACGGGCGGTTAATAGCCTAAAGCGGTGATGCTGTAAAATGGGGCGTTCTCGTAAAGAGTGCGCCCCATTTCTTTTAGGATAATTCAAAATGGCTTCAGCTAAAAAGACCGTAGCGGCAAAGAGCGAAACAATGGTTTATATCCACTCGGCATTGGCATCGAGTCAGGAATTTACCATGTATGAAAAAGGCGGCGCGGACCTGCCGGTGGTCGGTCGCAAGGTGCATATTAAAGGCGGCGCAGGTATGCCGACAAAGTTTATGATCACGCCGCTAACGGTAATGACGCCTATTACTGAGGAAGATTACGACGCGATCAAGGATGGCTATCACTTTAAATTCTTTATCGAAACGGAACGTATTCGCGTCGAGAAACGCAAGACGACCGACATGGATAAGGTCGCAAGTGATATGAATATTTCGGACCCTAGCGCGAACAACTCGCCCGAATCATTCGCCGGTGAAGGTGCCGCCGCGCCGATGGAATTGAGTGGCTTTAGCGCATGACAACGCACGCATTCAGCTATACGTTATTTCAGGCGCAGATCCCAGCGTATGCGGTCGCGCCTGACGAATCGGTACTTGCGGCTTACTATGCGCAGGCATCGGCGTATGTCGACCCTAACGACAATTGGTGCGGCGGTTTAGCTGATGGTGCGTTGGATCTGGCGTTAAACCTTCTGACGGCGCACCTTGCCTATATTAACGGTTTGATCGCAGGCGGTAGCACCGCAACGATCGTCACATCGTCAAGTGTCGGGCAGGTGTCGGTTGGTTTACTCGCGCCGCCCGTTAAAGGGATGTTTCAGTATTGGCTTGCCGCGTCCCCATACGGTCAACAGTTGCTGGCGATGCTTCAGGTTAGGGCGGCGGGAGGTTGGTCAGTTACGCCGGGCATTCCTGAGCGCCGGGCATTCCGCAAGGGTTACGGGACGTTCAGCTAATGGCAACGATGCGACGGGTGCCCGGCCCTGCCGGTGGTGCGTTCACTAAGGCGCTTGCCGACCTTGACAAAACTAACGTCAAGGTCGGTTGGTTTTCTACGTCTAAATACAACGACAAGAATCAAACACCTGTCGCATACGTTGCTGCCATTAACGAACTAGGTCCGAATGCTCGCCCATTTATGGGTCCGGCCGCTGATGCAAATGAGGCCGCATGGGCGGATCACATGTTAAAAGCGAGTCGTCAAATCGTTAAGGGAAATATAACCGTAGCGCAAGGTCTCGAAGGTCTGGGCTTAGTCGTTGCCGCCGATATCAGAAAGGCTATCGATGATGTAAATTCGCCGCCGTTGGCCGATAGGACTATTGCGGCACGTAAGGCGCGCGGTAATGACTCAGTTAAGCCATTGCAAGACCTTGGCTACATGATTGCAACCGTCACATCGTTGGTCGAAGAGGGGAATACCGAATGAGCGTGCCCGGATCGAATCTACTGCGACTCGCGCTTAGTGTGCTCGGCAAGTCGTCGGTTAATTATTTTCAATATGCGGGCGTAGCGCAGGGTCCGACCGGCTTGGATACCGCTACGTATGATCCGGCTATCACCATCATTACCGGAACCGTACAGCCGGTTAATACGGCGCGCTATCAGGAATTCGGGCTTGATTTTTCGAAGCGCTATATCGTTTGGTTCGTGCCAAACCTTAACGCGGTCGACCTGTCGCGCAACCCGGATATTAGCGGTGATGTGATCGAATTTAAGGGGCGGCGCTTTCAACTAATGAACAATACGGACTGGTTCCAAATTGACGGTTGGATGTCGCCTATGGCTGTTGATATTGGGCCTGCCACGGGAGCGCTGATAAATGCTTGATTCGGCATTACAGGCGTTACTAATGTCGACGTTGGAAGCGGGCCTGACCGCACGGGCTATTACGGGCGTAACGGTCAAGCAAAACAATCAGCCACGACAAGCCGCTGTGCCGACCGGACCGACCGTATTTTTTAGTTCCGGTTCGCGTAAAAAATACGGTTGGCCACAAGCGCGCGATACATACGATAAGCCGTCCGATACGCTCACGACGACTAAAATACAAATTGTTCATACCAAATTTCAAGTCGCGGCATTATGTCCGACCGGTGCTGCTACACCGTATGCTTACACGTCAAGCGATCTAGTCAGTATCGCCAGTGATATTTTGCAAGACGAAGATGCGCGCGTAATGTACGTTGCGAATGATTGCAACGTTTTCCGAGTTAACGATTTGCCGGGCATATGGTTTCAAGACGACAAGGCGCAAAATGTATTATGGGCGTCGTTTGATATCATATTCACTCACAAAGACACAACTACTAAAATAGTTGCGCCGATTACTACGTTTACGCCGAAAGTCGAAATTATCTAAGGGGCATCAAATGGCAATCCGGTTTACAAAATTTATCGATATCACGAGTGCGGTAGGGGGCGTTTCGCAAGTCTCTGTCCGCATTTGGTGTGCCCGCGTCTTTACGACAAACGTACTCATCGGTCCAACGTCAATTTTACAGTTTGCAACGGCGAACGATGTTGGCCTATTTTTCGGCTTTCAATCCGAGGAGTACACACGCGCGGTTAATTACTTCGCGTACGTCTCCCCGCTTGGCGTGCAACCAACGGCGATTCAATTTGCGCGCTTCGTAGCGGCCGCACAACCTGCAACGATCTTCGGCGCTACATCCGTTCCCGCGCTCGCTACGTTGCAAGCTATCAGCGCCGGTCTGCTGTCGCTTCAATTCGGCTCTACAGTCGTCGCACTCACGGGCATTAACCTATCTACCGCGACGACACTTGCGGGCGTTGCTACGCTCATTCAGACCGCACTACGTGCCAATGCGGCGGCGGAACTGTCGAGCGCCACGGTAACGTGGAACACAAGTGCTCAGGCGTTCGATTTTGTCGCATCCACGGCTAATGTCACGACCGAAGCGTTGGCTGTTGTTCAGCCTGCCGGTGTAGTGACGAATACCGATGTAGCGGCGGCGCTCGGCTGGTACTCATCGCAGGGTGCCGTAGTAAATAGCGCCCAGATTGCCGAATCCCGGCTTGCCGGATTTAACCGCGTAATGTCCGTCAATAACAATTGCGGCTCATTCTGCTACACGCGGGCGTCGACGCTCACGCTGGCGGATGCGGCGGCTATCGCAACGGCCAATGCAGCACTGAATGTTATGTTCATTTTCCGGGTGTACGTATCGCCGGAAGTGTACGCAACGTGGTCCGCCGCATTGATCGGGCTGGCCGGTGTTGGTCTTGAGTTCGAATCCGATTCGTTATTGCAATATATCGAAATGTTGCCGATGTCGATTCAAGCCGCAATCGACTTCGATGCGGTCGACGGTACGGTCGGATTTATGTACAAGCAAAATAGCTTGTATTCGCCGTCCGTTACGGATGATGGTGTGAGCGATACGCTTGATGCGGCGCGTGTGAACTACTATGGCCAAACCCAGAAGGGCGGGCAGGTCATCAACTTTTACCAGCGTGGCGTATTGTGCGGCGGTTCGACTGCGCCGGTCGATTCAACCATCTTTGCAAATGAACAGTGGTTCAAGGATTTGCAAGGCACCAACTTGATCAACCTGCAACTGTCTGCCGGTCGTATCCCCGCTAATGCGCGCGGGCAAGCGATGTGCGAATTGGTGCTTCAGAGTGGCATCGATGCGGCCGTACGTAACGGTACGATCAGCGTTGATAGCACCTTGACCATTATTCAACAGGCGTTCATTACGTCGCAGACCGGCGACCGCACTGCATGGCAACAGTTGCAAGTCATTGGCTATTGGATGGCAACCAACATCACAGAAGCCGTGAATACTTCAGGTGTGACGGAATACACCTTGAACTATGTAATCCTTTATCGAAAAGATGACGTTATCAAGACGATCATCGGCTCGCATCAACTCATCTAACGCGAGGATATTATGTCTGACGGAAATATTGGTGGTTTTGGATTACTCGTCGCGCTCATCGCGTCGAGCACGTATCCCGCGACACTGACGCTTGATGCATTTGCTGATGATGCGGACCCGTTCGATTTTCCCGATATCAAGGTCGCAGATATCGCAATGGGCTTGAACGGTGATCTGCTTACGTGGTCGAAGGCGGCACCGTTGATGACCAATCTAGCCGTGATCCCGGAAAGTTCGGATGATACGAACCTGGGCGTATTGCTGGCGGCAAATCGTGTCGGTAAGAGCAAAGCGAGCGCTCAGGACGTTATCACGCTGATCGGCAAGTACCCATCGGGAATCACGATTACGCTGAGTGGTGGGCGTATTACGGATGGCCCATTAGCGAGCAGCATCGCATCGTCTGGGCGAATGAAGTCGAAGGTTTATAAGTTCGCTTTTCAAAACATCACGATTGCCCGCGTCTAACTGCGGATAAGCGATAATAGGGGCGGCGCGTGCTTGTACAGACGCACCGCCTTTTCATTTATGGAGCGCCCCATGGCAGAAAACCTAGAACCGGTCGACATCGAATTGGCCGGAAAGACGTACGTATTAACGAAATTTGGATGTATCACAGGCCGCGAAATCATCGTGCAATATCCAACAAGCGCATTGCCGAAAATTGGCGACTATAAGACCAACGAAGATCTGATGTTGAAGATTATGAAGTACGTTGGCGTGCGCATTGATGGGCGCGATGAACCGCAAATGTTGATCAATGCGCAGTTGGTCGAAAATCATATTGCCAGTACCGATACGTTGATGCGTCTCGAATGGGCAATGATGACCCATAATTTCGATTTTTTCAAAAACGGCGTCCTATCCGGTTTGCTCGAACGGGTAGCGAGTCAGGCCGTCGGATCGATGTCGAAAATCTTGATGGACTTGTCGCGTGTCTCATCGGTGAAGCCGGGCACGGCGGCGCAACCCTAAACGAGTTACGCACGGTGTACACGTTGGAAGATGCGATGAATATGTTCGAGGTGATCATGGTTCGTCGCTCCAACGAGTACTACGCCGCAAAAGAAGCCGAACGTAAAAATAACCGTTAGGAGTAGTCGTGAATATATTGGATACGTTCGTATTGATGTTTGAATGCGATACGACTAAGGTGCAGAAAGGTGCAGCGGCCGGTGAAGCAGCGGCAAAGTCGTTAAAAGACGCTGTAGATAAGGCAGACCAATCAGCCGATAAGCTCGGATCTAATTTCCTCAAGATGGCAAAGTTCGCCACTGAGGCACTTGCATCCGTTATTGCACTCGGCGCACTCAAGACGGTTGTTAACGATACGGCGGCACATACCGCTGCGCTCGGGTTGCAAGCGCGTGCCATGGGCGTAAACGTCGAGACGATGACGGCGTATCAGCAAGCCGTCGTCTCGATGGGCGGTGATGCTGGCGCAGCGGCTTCGTCGCTATCCGGCTTGCGTGACAAGTTCGTGGAAATGTCGCGTTTTGGCACAATGGTCGGGCCTGATGCGTTTATGTTCCGGCAACTCGGACTAAGCGCTAAGGAAATGCACGACAGTATTAAAGATCCGACCATTGCGCTCGGCGCGCTGGCCGATAAATTTAAAGGTCTTGACCAAACACAACAGCTATACATCGGGAAAAAGTTAGGTCTTGATCTGGGTACGATCCAACTATTATCGCAAGGTAAAGACGCGTTCGACGCGCTCATCGCCCGCCAGAAAGAATTAGGCGCGGTGACGCAAAAGCAGGCCGATGTAGCGATCAAGTACAAGATTGCACAGCAAGAATTAGGCATGACGTTCGAGACGGTAAAGCGCGAAATAACCACACAAATGCTACCCGCGCTGACGTGGATCATTGACGGTATCGATAACGTCATTCGTTGGATGCGTGAACATAAAGGCTTCGCCGTCGGATTCTTCGGCACGCTTGCGACGGTTATTTCCGTAGCGTTACTTCCCGCACTTGTCGAGTCTGCTATTGCGATGTGGGCATTCATCGCGCCGTTGTTGCTTGCCGCTGCGCCATTCATCGCGTTAGGCGTTGCCATCGGTTTAGTGATTGATGATATCCAATCGTTCCGTGCTGGCGGTAACAGCATGATTGGCGAGATATTGAACAAGTGGCCAATCATCGGGCAAATCGCGCGTAGCGTTTCGCAGATCGTAAAGATGTCGTTCGACCTGATCAAGGATTCGATATCCTGGGCGGCGAAGTCGCTAATGAACGAAGGCGTACAGGCGTGGGATAAGTACAAAGGTGCGCTGCAACCGGTCATTGATATTTTTAACGTATTTGTCGGATTGCTTGAGAAGGCATGGGGATGGGTAACTAAGTTCGAAGATGCGCCGAAAAACGTATTGAACTGGATTGGTTCGCGTCTGGCAGGACTGACCGGCGATAAGTACACGCCAGTTGGTGGGCCTGATGAGCCGCGCCCTACTCCCGCCGCAGTAGCCAAGCTAGGCGACACTACCAACGGTCGAGAGATTGCAAGCATGCTCGTTGCGTCGGGCAAGTGGACGCCTGAGCAAGCCGCAGGCATTGCGGGATCGTTTATGCAAGAAAGCGGCGGCAATGCGGGTGCAGTGAATAAATCATCTGGCGCGTATGGCCTCGGACAATGGTTAGGCGATCGCGTAGGTGACTTTAAGGCATTCAGCGGAAAGGATCTTAAAGGGTCATCGTTGCAAGATCAGATCGACTTCTTTAATTACGAGACGACGCACAAAGAGAAGCGTGCGGGCGATATGTTGCGCTCGGCACAATCCGCATCGGAAGCGGCGGATATTCATAGCAAATACTATGAGCGCCCCGGCGCATCGGAAGCGAACAATGCGCGCCGTGAAGCGTACGCCAACATGATCTATTCCGGCCGCACGCAACTTGCCAGCGCTAACGTACCGCTTGCTGCACAGTCTAGCGCGAGCATTACGAACAGTGTTGGCGGCAATCGATCGTCGCAGTTCACTATGGGCAATGTCGCGGTGCATACGCAAGCGAGTAGCCCGGATGGTATCGGCAATGCCGTGCAGCAAGCAATACGCGACCACTTTAATAGCGGTCTGGATTATCACGACGACGGGGTTATCGCATGAGCGCGTTAGATATCGCAAAATCAGTCGGTAACGTACAGGGTACGATCGGGCTAGTTAAAAACGCCGTCCAGTCGATTCAATCGATGTTTGGCGTTGATGTTGTTGGTATTTACGACAACACGACGTTTCAGCAGATCTTACTGACGGCGCGACCGGTCAAGGCGTCGATCAATCGCCAGTCGAAGATCATGGATCACCCTATCGAAACCGGATCGATCATATCCGACTTTTCCGTTATCTTGCCGGTGGAGATAGAACTGTCATTGCTGCTGACCGGCGAAGAATACGTAGCAACGTATGGGTACATAAAGTATCAGTACAACTCGCGCCTACCAATGGCCATACAGACACGCGCGGACGTGTTTCAAAACATGATCATTCAGGCAATGCCCCATGAGGAAACGCCCGATATGATGGACGTTATTTCAATTGGCTTGCGCTTGCGTGAAGTACAAATAGTAAAGACGCAATATCAAGCATTACCCGCGACTAGCGTTGTCACGCCTACCGATCAATCAACGGTCAAGACCGGCACACAATCGCCATCGGATAGTGCGCTGTACAGTATTGGATCAACCGTTAAGAACTGGTTTAATTGATATGAAGCCGATAACACTTCAGCCGGTAACGAATCAATCAATCCCGATGACGTTGGACGGGTTGCAATATCTGATCCGCGTGTGGACCGGATTTGATGAAGCGCCGTACATGGACATCACTATTAACAATGTCGTCATCGCTACGTCGTTGCCGTGCCTTGTTGGCCAACTCGTCATACCGTACGCTTATCTCGAAGGTGCTGGCGGTAATTTCGTATGGTCGACAGCAAGCGGGGACGATCCGAGATATGAAAACTTCGGCGGATCGGACATCCTGCTATACGCGTCTAACGCCGAAGTCGCGGCGGGCCGCGCCGCTAATGCGCTGAGCCTTAACGCAATTGTGCTCGCATCCAATCAGGCCAATTGATATGCCATTTGATGACCGAATCATAAAAATCGTATTGTCGTATGGCACCGCAATAACAACCATCGACACGTCCGAAGATCCCGCGAACCCGATGGCAATTTACGCATCTGGTTCTAAATTTGCTGACATCACTCAAAACGAATGTACCGTGTCGATCGCCAATCTATCGCGGCCGTTACGTAATGCACTGGCAACGAATTTGACGCCAGCAGATTACAACTCGGTACGTAAGTCAATTCAGGTATGGGCCGGGCGCGTCAGTACGGGCATGTTCCTACGCTATGAGGGTGACATCATTAGCGCCGTGCCGACACAACCGCCAGATATATCGATGGTCATTCGTAGCAAGACGATGCAGTTCTTTAAGCAAGACATCCTTGCGCAATCGTACGCCGTGACGACGACCGTATCGCAAATCGCGCAAGGTGTCGCGGCGACCCTGGGCGCGGCGCTTAAATTCGAAGCGACAGACAAAAACATATCGAACTATTCCTATACGGGCAGTGCAATAGGGCAAGTCGCAAAATTGTCATCGTTCGGAAGTATCGATGCGTATGTCGATGACGGTACGCTCGTTTGCAAAAATAAAGGCGTACCGCTAGATAATGCGATACACGCTATGTCGATTGATAGCGGAATGGTCGGGCAGGTCGAGTTGACGGAATGGGGCGTAAGGGTCAAGGCGCTACTATCGCCGGATGTTAAGGTGGGCGGTACATTGCGTCTCGTATCGATACAGAATCCATCGTTAAACGGTGACTATACGATTTATAAGACCGGTTTCGAAATAGCGTCTCGTGACGTTCCGTTTTATGACGTTATCGAAGCTACGCGTTATCCAGCCGCGTTCTACTCTGCAATTGCACCGACATGACCACGCCAAATATCCCAAACAAGCCGCCCGCCGCCGAAGGTAATTATGGTGCGATATCCGATTGGATACACCACAAGGCAATGCAAAAGCATAATCAGCAATTGCCCGCGATTATGCTGGCGTACGACCGCGTTAAGAACCGCGCAATGGTTCAACCCCTCATCAGCATGCTAGGTGCTGGCGGCGTACGCCTGGGACGCGCTCCTATCGCTTCGGTGCCGGTACTGGCGCTAGGCGGCGGCGGGTTCTTTGTTAATTTCCCATTGGGGCACGGTGATCTAGGATGGATCGAAGCGAGCGACCGCGACATATCGCTATATCTTCAAACCGGGCAAGAATCGCCGCCCAATACGTTACGCATGCATTCGTTCGAAGATGCGCGCTTCATACCGGATATCTTCGACGGCTATACGTTCGAATTAGACGAAGGTGCAATGGTCATCAGTAATTTGGATGGCACCACGCGTATCGTTATGTCGCAGACTAAAATTAAGGTCGTATCGCCCAATGTGGAAGTGGATACGACAACGGCGCTACTTACGGCAAGCGGGCTAGTTACGCTCAATGTTGGCGCACTAGACATCAACACGACCGAAGCGGGCGGCACGACCGGTACGGGGGCATTCAACCTACCTGCTAATACGACGATCGGCGGTCGGCCATTTTTAACGCATGAGCATTCCGGCGTCGAGCACGGTACTGATAATTCAGGGGGTGTCGTATGACAATCACAACCATTGCTGAAAATAGCAACCGGGACATTTACCGCGATCCGGTAACGGGCAATCTTGCATTCGTATCCGGTGCCTATGCGATCGCACAATTGTGCAAATCGCGGATCGAAGCGCAACGCGGGGAAATGATTTATGCGGCCGATGAGGGCATGCCAACACGCGCAACCGCGTGGGATCTATTCAACCCCAAACAGTTCGAAGCGGCGGCGCGCGTGATCATCCTAGCAACGGACGGCGTTACGTCCATCACATCGTTTAATATGAGTTCGTTGAATAACGTTCTTAGCTATACGGCTGTCATAAATACCATTTACGGGACTGCGACTATTACATCATGAGTGACTATAATTTTGTTGCCGAGACGGGCGTAATTGTTGCCGATACATCCGATACGCTGATCGCCGTACAGGGTGATTGGCAGAAAGCGCTTGGCGAGGATTTGCCGTTAGATGCGTCATCGCCACAAGGCATCTTGATCACGGCGCAGACGGCAACGCGTACCGCCGTACAACTGACAAATGCGCAGATTGCAAATCAGATTAATCCGAACCTAGCGCGCGGTATTTTTCTCGATGCGCTATGCGCATTTCTCGGACTGAAGCGAGCCGCCGCGACCTATACGACGGTTAATAACGTCACGCTGGCCGGTCTAGTAAATACAGGCATTCCGGCCGGTGCTCGCGCTAAAACCGTAGCTGGCGATATCTTCGTATTGCAGACTGGCGTTACGCTAAATTCCGCTGGTATCGGTTATGGTACGTTCGCCGCGCAATCGAGCGGGCCGGTACTGTGCGACAGCAATACGCTAACGTTGCCGGTTGATGTAGTGCTCGGATGGGAAACCATCACTAACGATCAATCAGTGTCGAGCACCACAACGTTAGGTACCTTGCAACAAAGTGACGCATCGTTACGCGCGCTTCGTAACAACACGCTCGCATTACAGGGCATCAGCACGCCGCAAGCACAGGTGTCCGGGTTGTACGCATTAACCGGCGTCACGTCTGTGGCCTATCTGGAAAACGTCGACGCGTCGACCGAAGTTATCAACGGCATTACCCTGACCGGGCATAGCATATGGGCGTGCGTCGACGGTGGGTCTGATGCTGACGTTGCTGCATCGCTGCTAAAGAATAAAACGGACGGCGCAGGATGGAACGGCGCTACGGTTGTACCGACGTTGGAATCCGCCAGCAATCAGACGTATCAAGTAAAGTTTGACCGTCCGACCTATTCGCTGATCTATGGCCAACTGACGATCAAGCAAGGCACGTATTCGGGCAATCTTAGCCAAGACGCACCGACGGCGGTTTATAACTATTCCAAAGGCGCAATTGATGGCTTTTCGGCATGGGGTATTGCAATGGACGTAAGCCCGTTTGCGATCGCCGCCGCCATCACCGAAGCCTGCCCCGGATGCAAAGTTACCGGATGCAGCATAGGGACCGTTCCCGGATCGCTAACGCCGGTTGATATAACGATCGCACAGAATGCGCGAGCTATCACGACGACGACCGCATTTACCGTAACGGTGACGGCATGAGTGCATCAATTGCCGAATTTGATTTTTCTGTTAATTTATTGCGCGCGCTTCTGTGGCGCAATAATGAATCAGTCAATATTGAATCACTGCTACAGAGTGAGTCGGATTGGTACACCCTGAATCAGGAGGGTTTCTGGAACGATTGGGTAAAGAATGTATTTGATATTCGTACAGCTAATGACTTCGGCTTATCGGTATGGGCGCTAATCTTAGGTGTGCCGCTAAATCTCGTTACAGCACCAAATGCTGGCCCGCAATTTGGCTTCGGCCCAAAAGGTAACGGGCGCACCAATTTTAATAACGGCAATTTTGGCGCGTCGTCGGCTGGCGTTAGATTGAGCACCGATCAGAAGAGAATCTTGCTGCGTTTGACATATTACAAGTTAATTTCGCGCTGTACGATTCCTGAAATTAACGCCAATATGAAAGAGATATTGGGTCAGTTCGGTAGCGTGTATGTACTTGATAGTAACGATATGTCGTACATCACTTACGTTTTCGGATTCGTGCCATCGAGCGGGTTACAATTCATCCTAGAAAACTTCGATTGTTTACCGCGTCCCGCTGCTGTAGGTATTCGATTTATTACGTCAACTCGCCCCGCTTTTGGGTTTGGCGCGAACAATCAGAATTTTAATAACGGTAATTTCTGGGCAGAAAATTGATATGAGTAATCAACACTATTTTGACGTACCGTTTGCATTTGGTGGTGACGTTACAGCGATACCCGATGCGCTACAAACGGGCGGCACGGTCAGTATGGAGGAAGGCTGGAATTACAACTATCAGCGTAATCTGTCCACCGATAGCGCAGCATTACCAATCGACCGTTCCACAACGAATTGGTTGTTTCTTCAGATCACCACGGCGTTGCAAGCGTTGCAAGCCGAGACGATACCGGAATGGATTACCGCCGCGCAAAATGGCGGCGCATCTTTACCATACGGTTTAGGTGCCGAAGTGTTATACAGCACGTCGGGAAATGCGCCATTCGTAAAATACGTATCGCTTGTAACCGGCAATACAAGCACGCCGGGTACTGATGCAAATTGGCAGGTTGCCGTTGATGCTGTTGCAACTGGCGCGCAAGCCGCCGCCGGTACGAACAATTCCACGATCATGACGCCTGCACTCGTTGCGTCACTCGTTGCCGCTCGCGCGCTATTAGCGGGCAATAGCACTCAGGTTTTTAATGCTGGTCCAGCGTCAAGCCCTACAAACGTTGTAACGCTGAGTCAATTCATAGCAAGCTTGACGTCAAGCGGATCATTTACGTTCCCTAATGGATTAATACTGAAATGGGGCACCGTAGCTACATCCACGGGTGCTACCGTACCATTCTCGGGTCTGATAACATTTGTCGAACCATTTCCGAATGGCCTATTACAAGGTTTCGCATGTGATAGCGGATCGTCGCTTTATACGTATGGAGTAGTGCTATCTAGCAAAACGCAAATGACTGTATGGGGAAGTTCTCAGGTAGGCACGGCAAGATGGTTTGCATTCGGATTTTAATAGGAGCGTCAAATGTCAGTAGCAACAGAATCGGCGGGCGCTTCAGCAGTAAAAGTAACGGCTATCGCAACGGGTGCTACGTTGCATAGTATGGAGTCGGTTACGCAATCATTCGGTGTGAACGGTCAAAATCTATTATGGGTTTTGACCGTTGCGTACGCTGTACTTCAGTTGGTAAAAGCGATACCGTGGATAACCGATATGGGCTATTCATTTTGGCGCGGCGTGCGACATAAAGATTGGTCAGATTGGCGCAGCATTTCACGCCGTGGCGAAAGTGATACTAAAGGAGCCGATTAATCATGTTTAGTTCGATACTAGAAAAAGTATTAGCCGTCATGCTTACACTTGTTATCGTCGCGGCAATGGGCACGCTATGGTATGCCGATCATGAGCACGAACAAATTGCGCCGTTGAAATTGTCGCTGGCCAGTGCGGCATTATCAGCCAAGCAAGCCGGTATCGATCGTGATCAAGCGATTAAAGCGGCAAGTGACGCCGTGGCGCAGCTTAAGATCGCTAACGACGCTAAGGCGCAGGCGGTACAGAGTGCCGAGGTTGCGGCAACTGCCGCTAGTAGCGCACATGCTAACCTTGTCAAGGCGGCACAGTCTAAAGCCGTCGCCGCAACCTTAGATGCGCCACTTGAGCCACAAGTATGGGGCGCTATATTCAATTCGGGAGATTAGCATGCGGTGGGTGTTAGCTGGCGTAATAGTGGCGCTAGGTGGGTGCGCTAGTTCGGCAATACAGTTGCCGCCTAAAACAGTAACGATAACTAAAACGGTGCCGGTATATCCGCCTGAAGCGCTATTTAGTGCCGAGGGTGGATGCTCGCAAATCGCGGTGATGACATCGGGGACCGTACGCGACTTAGCTAATGCCATGATTGATGAGCGGGCAAGTATGGATGTATGCCTGGGGGATCGCGCTGCATTACGAAGTTGGTACGAACAGGTAAAGGCCATTAAATAATGGGATCGCGCACTAGGTCATTATCAGCAATTATCGGTGCCGCAGCGGCCGTAGGGCTAATATCAATGACGCAGGATTTTGAAGGGCGCAGCAATGCGCCTTATAAGGATATTCGCGGCACGTGGACTGTGTGCGATGGGCAGACCGGCGTACCGATGCGTCATTATTCTAATATGGAATGTGACGCATTTTTAAGTAAAACACTTGCAAGCGTTGCGTCTCAGTTGGAAGTAAAAATACCGATATTCGATAAATTAAAAGACGGTGAGAAAATTGGCGCAATTGATCTTTCTTACAATGTTGGCGTCACTAGCTTTATGCGTTCTGGTGGCGCTACGTCAACTATTGCTAGGCTTTATACAGCTAATAGTTTTCCAGCCGCGTGCGAGGCGTTTCTGGGCTATCGTCTGGTGCGTGGTATCGCTAAAGTTGAAACGGCTTATTCGCGCCGTGCGTCACAAGGTAAAGTAGCGTATAAGGATTGCAGCGTACATGAGAATTTATGCTATGGTCTGTGGTCCCGCCGATTAGCTGAACGAGAGGTATGTTTAAATGGCTGACTATACGAGTATTGCCGAAGCGCAAGCCGCGATACGCGCATTACCGGCATGCGCATCATTAATCGAAAATCCGAGTACGTTTGTTGTTTATTACCCTGACGGATATAAAATGCCGCAGGGATGTTTAGTTAAGCGCGGTACGGACGATCTAGGCGCACTTAACCTGCTGTATGAGAACGTCGTCAAGTGGTGGGATTCGCAACGGCTAAAACTCACTTAGTCCTACCTTACGTAACGCATCATATGCATGCCGAACATAATATTCATAATCGATCCAATCCGGCATGCTATCGGTCAATGTCATCATAGGCCACGCGCCGGTACTATCAGCAACCTGATTGCCATTCGTTTTAGATGTGATGATGCCCGTGTAGTCGCGCCGGTATGCCCATCTAACAACCTTACCTAGCAACTCGCCATCCGGGCCGATCGCGCCCCCTTTAACGTTTTTAACACTGACAAATTTTCGAATGTCGCGGCACTTGTAAATCGTATGTTCGATCGGCGTACCGTGCTGCACGTATGCGATAACCGCGTCGTAACATATCTCACGTGCGGGGGCCTTGCTGCTACTCGGGCCGCTTCCTACTTCGGGCGGTGTGAATACGCCTTTACGCTTTACTTCGCCGTCCGTGGTTATCGCAAAGTAATTATTAACGTCACGGAAATAGATACCCTTATATCGCGTCTTCTCTAATTCCATATCGGTCTGATATTCCCACATGCGCATAATCATTTCACGCATGCCGGTAAGTGACTTATGGCAACGTGTGACGATGCCATCCGTATTAGCCGAGACGACTTCGATACCTGCACTTTCTAACGCTTCGATCAACATTAGCAGCATCAATTGGCCGGTAAGTGTCGTTTGAATAAGCAACTCAGGCGCATAGAAAAAACTATACCGACTGCCTAGTTTTCCGAACTTTCCATTAAGCACAATCTTTTTACTATTGGCCTCTTTCTTACGTTTGGCAACTTTAGCCGCCATCCGTTCCGTGTAGGTGCCGGTGTAAATGATCAGCTCATTCGGGCCGCACTCTTTGGAGTATAGTTTTTGCGTAATGATAATTTTTGGATAGAATGACCCTACGTCATCATCCGATATTTCATAGTCATCATCCGATAAGTAGAACACGCTACTTTCTTGGCTATGCAGTCCGCCCGAACCGAACTTGTAAACCCCTTTGCCAATATGGACACGAATTTTAGCAATGTCCTTATGCATCTTAATGCCCGATTTAATCGGCTTACCGTTCTCATCAACTTCGTCCGAATCTTCGTCTTTTAAAAGTACCTTGTATGGCGCAAATTGAACGATGCGAAGCACTTCGTTTAGCTGTTCGGTTTGAAACTTGATGCACGCTGGCGCGGTATAGGTAAATTGAAACCCATGGGGTATTTGGCGAACGACCGGCTTATAGCCCAATTTCGATTTGGTGATCGCCTCGGCTATTTGCGCATCCGATTTGCTACGCACATCAATGCCAATTTCAGCACTAATCAACTCGCGCAACGGAAGCCATTCTTTTTCAATAGCAATCTGGGTAAGGTGATGTGTAGTTGTCAAATCATTGCCGCAATAGAGCGACATGGGGTAATACTGAATCGGGCTAATGTCCGACATCGGATCGACAGGTAAATCCTGAATTGTCTTGGCGTGACTGATACCGCCGTACGCCTTTAGGCTAATACGGACACCGGGCAATATTTCAAAAATATCAATCGTATCTAAGCATGCAGGTGATTGAACATTGAAGTGTTCATAAAACGTCCATGGCTTCATACCGCGCAAGATAATTAAATCGTTGGCATCCTTAAGTGTTTGATTGTTCGCGCCAGCAAGGGCAAGCGATAGAATAGGAACGTCATACCCGTTAGAATTAAAACCAATAACGGTATAGTGCGCCAAAATATTCAAGATAGCCTGACGATCAAGCACCGTACCGGGCACCATCATGTAATCGAGAAATGTAAATTTACTGACTGCGCCTATGGGGTTTTCGAACAGAAATTTGCAAAGGAAATAATTACGATACGTCTCAAGATCAAACCATGCGTAGGGGCGTTTCATTCGGATATCCAATTGAGAACCGCCCCGAAGGGCGGCTAAGTCGTTAAGCTAAGAAACCTTTCGACCTGAGCAGGTCGTCATTGTAGCCCGCCGCTTTGTACTGATCGTAGGTATACCCGGACGCGATGCCCGCTGGCGTCAACTGCGGACCGGCTGGCGGTGCCGGTAACGATGCGGCCGGTGCTGGTGCCGGTGGCAGTCCGCCTGCATTTTCAACGAAGCCATGATTCGGTACGACCGGCGCAAGAAAGCCCTTTTCGATCATCATTGCATCCGTGTATCCCGCCGTTTTGTACTGATCGTAGGTATACCCGGACGCGATGCCCGCTGGCGTCAACTGCGGACCGGCTGGCGGTGCCGGTAACGATGCGGCCGGTGCTGGTGCCGGTGGCAGTCCGCCTGTTACTGGCGGCAAACCCGGCGCGGTCGACGCAGGGGCGGGAGGTAATCCACCGGCAGGCGGCAAACCGGGTGCAGTTGCGGCCGTAGCACCTGCAACGTATCCGGCTGGCAATGCCGTAACGTCCAATCCCTTGAATGCAGCATCAGCATCGGGACCATTCGTGATGACTTCGGAATCCGGGCACGTCGCAACCAAGCAAACGAGATTGCCATTCATATACACGCCGGGCTTGTCCGATCCGATGTTCGGCTCACACGTACCCGATACCGAAACGAGATATCCCTTTTTGACGCGCGCCGGATCTTGCAATTGTTGGTCGAGGCGGAATTTGCCGAGTTCGAAACACTTTGGCGCATATTGACCGCCGAACCGAATCACGTAACAACCGGCAAAGCCCGGCTTCGTATTGTTTTGTACGCCATTCTCATCCACGCCATCACCATCAATGACCTTGTATGACATCGTGGGGCGCACGCTTCCTGGCTTACCGGTAAAGCCGTCGACGGGGCCGGTGAAAAGTTGCGGATACCCGGCGCGAGCTACATCGATAATTTCGCGATACAGCTTATAAAACGGCTCATTGGGCGCACCGTTCGCAAGCAACTTCGGATACGCGACAGCGAAGAAATACGATGTCGTCGGATTGCCCTTATTTGGGCCAGTCTTGATCGTACGCGGCGTGCCATCTTGATTCGTCGTACTGCCTTTAAAGCAATCACCTTGTACAAGCTTTCCAACGGGGGTTGTGAATTCCATGTGCTACTCCACTTTTAAATTAGAAAATGCTTTAGCGACCTTGTTAGCGTCGAATCGCGTTAGCTTGACTTCGCCGGGCTTACGTTCCGAGTATGCCGCGACTAATGCCGGATCGATAATTTTTGATGCCTGAAGCGGGGTTATTGCTTTTTCATCTTTGCGCAGGTTTTTACCGAACATATCACCTAACGCTATTGCCTCCTTTTCCTTTCCTTCGACCCAATGCAACCGGCCGGAACCGCGCTCCATTACGAAATGCGGCAATGATGCGCCGCGCTTTATCATGTGCGCCGCGTACGATGTAAGACCGGTAAGTCGCGCCTTAATGAGACGTTCCGCCGCTTGCAAGCGCAACAATTCATAGTCGAGCGCAGCATCAGTAAGTGCCACAATTTCCGGTTCACCTGATAGCTCACACATATTAGCGCTCGCCTCAAGCGCAACCGAACATACATGACGTGCATTACAGTTCGTGCATTGATCCCCCGCCGTGGCAGGCGCATTGGCACTCACTGCACGTTCCGCCGCACCGCGCAATGCATTCCAATGCTCACGCAACATGCCGAACGTCGTCGTATATTCGCGTACGGGACCGTCACGATGGTAGGAGCGCGGCTGAATGATGACGAACGTTATTTTCCAATTATCATCAATTTCAGGATACTTATCGAATATCGCCGAACTGTAGCCGATCAGTTGACCATTCGGAAATACTTCGACGTTCACATATCCGCCTTTTAAATCCGCCTCATAAACATGCTTACGCGCATAGTTAAGGCCATACGCATCTGGCGTGCCGCCGCATTGCCGGTGAATCGATGGCGCGCTTAACTGCTGTTCGATCTCCCATTTCGGTACGTCATACTCACGCAATACATCAAGGTAGTACAGTGCGCCGTCCAGCAACTCATCATCAATGGCGATGCCGTTAGGCGCAACCGTACCGACCACAACCGCATCAATACCGGACGCCAACGTCTGCGCCGCCCAATGCATCGCTGTACCTTCGTCACGTACGGTGGTATCCCCTAGCGCCTCTAACTGTAGCGCTTCGGGGCGCTTGTTCATCATGGGGTTCGCCGCACATCGAACCCATGATGCGGCACCTGAAAGCCGCAATAAGAACGGGCTTTCATCAGCCATTTTAGATAGCACCCATCTTCTGGAATTCGCCAACGAAGAACGGCAACCAATCCGCGCGACCTGATACAAGCGCTACGCTACCAAAGCCAGTCGTATCAACAAAGCCATGCGTTTTCATCAGATCCGCCGTCATCGTGTCGGTGATACGTCCGCCAACTTTATTCTGCGCGATCCATTGGATGAACTGCACGAATGATTGGGTTGCTTCAGCGGGTGTTACTTGTGGTGGTGCAGGTGGCAGACCGGGTTGCGTGGCTGGCGGCGCGGGCGGTGCCGGTGGTAATCCAGGTGTTACGGTACGCGCTTCGGCCATCGTTTCAAGCTTGGCTTGTGGCGTTACATCCGTACGCTGTACCCAGATACCCAAATCATCTTTCACGGGCGGCGACACATGCATACTCGGATCGTGCGGCAAGCGCGTTGCATCGAGTTCAACCGTTACGGCCGCGCTGTTATTGACGTAGTTGCGGTATTCAACGCCGCGCCGCGCAAAGTACGCAGCATACCAGTCGGATTGCTCGGTCGTGAGATTCGTCATCTTCCCGGAAAGTAAGTCGTTTAACGTCGATTCGCTGAAGGGCATCGCGCCGCACACTTCGACCGCTTTGTTATGGGCGTAAGTGATGGCGTTACTCTTATCACCCTTTGGCGCGACATTGCCAGTCGACGCAGCAAGCGTTGCATGCGATACGGGTGCACCGATATTTCCGATGGCGCGAAGTTCCGATTCGACACGCTTTGTCTCTTCGACCGTTACGCCGCGCTTTTTGCGCCAGATACCAGTCTTGTCGCCTTTGCTAGCTGGCTTCGAGTGGATGCGCATATCCCATGGCAGGCCGGTCGAGTCGACATCAATACCGCCTGCTGGCGGTGAAGGAGGTAAATCGGCGGGCGGTGCGGTATTAACCGGCGTAACCGGCGCATCAGGCTCTGGCGGCAGTCCGGCCGGTGTGACGTTAGCGAATGCCGCTGCAACGCGTGCGACTTCGGATTCCAATACGTCCGACATGATCTGCACTTTCAAGCCAAAATGGTCCGCAACAGCATCGATAGCGGTACGGGCTTCGACGGTGTACGGAAACGAAAACATGAGGGAGGGTGTCATACATTTTCCTTTTGGTTGTTTGCTGCTACGGAACGTATGCTAAACTGTTATTAACGGTTTAGCAATAGGGAATTAACGATGAGTGTTTTACGCGGCTTCCAGCAAGAAATTAAAGATAGCGCCAATGCCGCATGGGATAACGGGGCCGAAGATGTCATGTTTCAGAGTGCAACGGGAAGCGGCAAGACCGTTGTTATGGGATCAATCGCCAAAGATCATATAGTTAGGCCGCGTAAGCCGCACCTAGCGGGCGGTTGCTCAATGGCGCACCGTAGCGAACTTGTCGGGCAAATGTCCATACAGTTAGCGCGCGAGGATATTCCGCACGACATCATTGCGCCACAAAAGACGATACGCGGCATTGTCGACGCGCACATGGATGAGCTAGGACGCACATTCTACAATGCCCGGTCCCCCTGGCGCGTGGCAAGCGTTGATACGATCGTGCGCCGTCATGACGTATTAAGCGATTGGCTGGCCAAAGTCGGCATGGTTCATATAGACGAAGCGCATCACGTGCTACGTGATAACAAGTGGGGGCGCGCTCGCGCGATGTTCCCCAATGCAATCGGACTGTTACCCACTGCTACACCGATCCGCGCTGACGGTAAGTCATTAGGGCGTGAAGGTGATGGTATTGCGGATGTGTTGGTCGAAGGTCCGCCGATGCGATGGTTGATTGATAACGCATATCTGACAGACTATAAAGTCTATGCGATACCTCCTAAAGATCTACATCTAGAGGGCGTCAAGATCGCGGCAGACGGTGACTACAACATGTCGCAGCTGCGCGACGCCGTTCACGCATCTAATAGCATCGTTGGTGATGTTGTACAAACCTACATCAAATATGCGATGGGGCGGCTAGGCGTTACGTTCGCTGTCGATATTGCACACGCTACTGAAATTACCGCCGCATTTAATTTAGCTGGCGTACCGGCCGCACTTGTCACGAGTGATACGGAAGATTCGGACCGTCGCGCGATCATCAAGCGTTTCCGCAACCGAGAATTATTGCAACTTGTGAACGTCGATCTATTTGGCGAAGGGTTCGATTTGCCTGCCATAGAATGCGTAAGTTTTGCAAGACCTACCGCCAGTTTTTCGCTGTACTCGCAACAGTGGGGCCGCGCGCTACGTCTGATGATCAGTAAGTTACTTGCCGGTGCCTGGGATACCTACACCGTCGAACAACGCAAATATTTTATAGAAAATAGCGGTAAGCCGTTTGCATACATCTTCGATCATGCTGGTAACTTTTATCGTCACGAAGGGCCGCCCGATAAGCCGCGCGTATGGAAGCTTGCGACCCGCCAGTCGAGGGGCAAGTCGGACGGCATACCGATGCGCGTATGTCTGAATGTCAAATGCGCCAAACCATACGAACGGTTCTTTACAGAGTGCCCCTACTGCGGAACTGCACCGCCGTTACCTTCGGATCGATCCGGCGCAAATACGGTTGATGGTGACATTACCCTAATCGATCCGTTATTGCTCGCTAAGTATCGCGGTGAAATTGCACGTATCGATGCTGAGCCGGTCGTACCGTACGGTGTGCCGCGCCTACCGTTCATCGCAAACCATCGCAACCGTCAACGGGCACAATATCACTTACGGGACGCCATGGCATGGTGGGCGGGATCGTACCCTGATGCAGGCAACCAAGTGAACTACAAGCGGTTTTATTTGACGTTCGGCATAGATGTGCTTGCTGCAAAGACCCTAAACGAATCGGACGGCACCGCATTGCGCGAGAAGATCATTGCGGACCTTAATGCCCGTGGTATTATCACAACCATTAATAACGAAATGGAAGTCAGTTATGACTAAAGCACGGGATACGCTGGTCAAGCACTTATTGACGTTACGCCGCCAGCTAAAATATAAGATCGCGCAAACCTTCAAAAATCCAGATCAATACAACGCGGGCATGCTCAAGCTTGCCGAACTGGATACGCAGATTAAAGCGCTTGATATCGTAATACCGCCCGATCCTGCGCCGTTATTACGTGAGGCCGAAGGGTACGGCCGCGCCAGTCCGCGCCAACGCCGCGCCGCTCGCCCATCCATGCAGGAACGTGTACGGCTGTCGGTGGTCAAATGAAACTACGTACCTGGGCGGCAAAGTGGCATATCCCGATGGAAGCATTACTAGACCTTGAACATCACCTGGGCACAGGTCCGCTATCGATGGACTACCAGACATCCGGCGAGCACCACAAGCCGGGTAGTGAAGCACGGCAACAGGATCTAGTAACGCTCGAAGCACCGCGTAAAGGTGTGCGTCTATTTCGCAACAATAGCGGCGCATTGAAAGATAAGGACGGACGTTTAGTCAGGTTCGGCCTGGGCAATACAAGTGCGGCCGTTAATGAAGTGCTCAAGTCGCCGGATCTGATCGGCTGGCGTCCGACGCTTATCCGTGATCATATGGTCGGATCGCTTGTGGCGCAGACGGTCTTGCGTGAAATGAAGCCGGAAGATTGGCAATTTAGCGGTACGGAGCATGAGCGCGCGCAATTGGCCTTTATGGAACTAGCTATTGCGGATGGGGCGGACGCTTGTTTCTGTACAGGACCGGGCACCCTATGATATGCTCCGACCAACTGTTATTAACTATAGGCGATTACGATCATGGCTGAACGAATGGACGCGACAACGCGTAAAAAACAACTATTGGAGGCGGCTTACATCATTGCCAAGACGCAGGGTATCAAAAAGCTCACTCGTGCCGCACTTGCACGCGCATGTGGCGTTACTGACGGCTTGATCAATCGCTACTTCGACGGGCGTGAGGGTATGCGGGCCGAAGTGATAGCAGCGGCGCATGTCGATGGGGATGCCAAGACGCTGGCGCAATGTGCAGCTATGTACGAACTGCCGACTATGTCGCCGGAACTGACAAAACGAGTGGAACGGCAGATAAAAGCATTGCAGTCTGCGCCGTAATATCTACCCCCGCTACGGCGGGTTTATTTTTGTCTATAGCTTGTCAAACCGTTATTAACGGTTTACTATTACTTCATTGACTAGGAGACAGACATGAAACGCATCATTCAGGCACTTGTTGATTGGTTTAACAGCGGTGAAATCGATACTTCAGGCATCTAACGAAACGGAGGTTATATCATGATTCCAGCTTGGCTAATTTGGGCACTCATTGCAGCACTTGGCGTTGGTGGCGGTGCGGCATGGGTTGAATCGGATGGGCACGGTATCCACGGACATAGCAGCGGATACGTCGCGTCGGGAAGTGGTTGCAATTCCAGCAACGCGAGCATGTAGCGTGCTTCGCATCGTTCTCAACTTTGCCGTCATTGCCATATTTTCAATGTTGTGGCTGGCGGCGTGCAATCAAGGCTATTAAAATGACCCCCTCAGAAAAAGCAAAACAGTACGCCGAAGATAACGGCTTCAACATCGTCAAGACCGGCAAGCATTACACCGTTACCGATGCCCGTAACGGCGATCAGTTCGAGCGCGCCGGGTATGAAGCGATCTATAACGAAATGGCGCGGTTGCGCGTAGGACGTGGGTTAAAGGTTTCAGACGTTGTGACGATCACACATGGGCCGCTTGTATCTGCTAAACCGCTCGATGGTGTGCCGGTTACGCTAGTATCGGAATATAGCGCTCAAGATGCAGCGTGTGAGGCCGAATTGCAATCGGTTACTGAAAAGATGGTGCCTGTTACGGCAACCGGCGAACATTTGGATAAGCTTGCGTTCGATTCGGCTAGCGTTAAATTAGTCGCTGATCTTGATTTATCAAATCCGATCCATGTTCCAGACTATTACAAGCCGCCCGCATTATACGTTCAACAGTTTGGTCGTGCCATACGTCCTCGGCAGGCATGGCGGGTTCGAACTGTTGAACATGGGCTTTATAGTTCGTGCGCATCGTATGCTGATGCGGTTAAGGATTTACGTCGACTGTTCCAACGCTACGGAAAGAATAAGCCCGCCGCGTGCATCGTCTGGGACTATTAGCCATGTACAAAACTTTTCTCTTTGCGCTTGCCCTGCTGATACTGCTGGCCGTTGTTACGATCGTCTGTACGCATATCAGCGGGTTTGGGGCGTGCGGCATTATCGTATGCGTGGTCGACGCGGTTATTGTCGGCTTCTTAGGTGCGGTTGTATTTATTAATAATCTGGTGATGCTGTGAAATTTTCCGTTACTATCAAAATGAAACTTCTCGATGGCGAGATGGTCAAGTCGTATCATCAAGCCGCTAGCAAGGAAGCAGCGCTTGAATACGTCAATAAGAAGCTTGACGATAAGACGCTCGGCATTGCCTCGGCTGTCATTCGGCCAATGCCGTAACATGACAGCCCCCATCTACACAACTGGCAACGGACGCGACCGACAGTACGCGCGGCGCGATGATGGGGTTCTATTTAATCGATTTAAACGGCAAGGTGAACCCGGTTGGTTCGCGTGGCATCGCGCCGTTGAACAACATCCAACGGGGTTATACCGTGACACAAGAGCGGGCGGAGCGAGACTCCCAGACGATGGGCGGACGAATACGAGCGGCACGTAAGGCGAAGGGTTACGGATCGTGGCAGACCGCTAAAAAGTGCAACATTGCGGCCAACACGTACGAATATTTGGAAGCGAACCGTACGGTTAATCCGCTCATGTCGACACTGAAAAATATATCGGTCGTGCTCGGCGTATCAATTGACTATTTGGTATTTGGGGATAAAAATGCTAACGACCATACCGCCTGAATTGTTGGACGACTACAAGGCGCTTAGTGCAGTTTTTGATACTGTGAAATTATCGCACGGCGCGGTTCAGGTATTTGATTGTGAAGGGCGTATTGGCACATATCGCGGCATACCATCCATTCACAGCATCGATGCATTACGTCTGGTACTTGCCGCACAACGAAATGAATTTAAAGCACATCCGCGCATGCTGGTAGCGCGCGGTCCGTGGGTCGTTCGAGTTATTACTAGTCCCGGCGAGTGTCGGACGCAGATCGGCTCAGGCCAATGGCATGCATTTAAAGGTAACGATCCTGCTCTAATTTATCGGCAGTCTATCGTTGATGCCTTTGCGAGATATTATGAATACATCACTAGCTGATAACACGCGGGCAATGTTAGCTGCTTGCGAAGCATCGCGCATCTTAGGCAACTCGGAAGCATGTCGGGACATCATGAAATACCTTCGCGACTTGCCGTACACGCCTGAGCGCTTCGAATTAATTTTATGGATATCCCAATATGCGCAGTTATAACTGCATGACCTGTCAGGAGCCAATGCAGGTATCGCTAATGTTCGACGCATTCATACGTCGCGAGGGTCCGCAAGATCAGCGATGCGGCAAGTGCGGATGTGTACATCATTTGACGTCGAACAGCATTAGCCTAAAGGAGCGCGGCGTTATTATGGCCCGTCTGTCTCAGGAATACGTCTACCCAGATCAGCCGCCTACCCGTGTCGGTGCGTACCGCGTGCGTTTCTCGAACGGCCAATGGGCTAAATCATATTGGTATTGGGATGGGCACGGCTTCGTGAACGGTCCGATCCGTCTTAGTCGAGGTTCCATCACGTCATGGCAAGGGTTGGCGGGCGATATGGAACACTTGCGGACGATGCCGTACGATCTACCCGCACCTATTCCGGCACATGGTGATGACCATGAGCACTGATGCAAAAATGATGTGTGCGGCATGCGATGCATTGCTGTTGTCCGAATATTACCGTCGACTGGGCTTTTGTGATGAATGCAACTATGAGGACCGTTCCGGCGATTTAGAAGATAGGCTAGACCGGGCACTGAGTGACGACGATGAAAGCTAAAGCGCCCGTATCTGATACATCGCTTCACATGCGCGAGGAAGAACGAAAACGCATCGTAGCGCAGAAACAGCTAACGCGCGTGACGTGTCCGTCATGTGAAGGTAACGGTTGGATTGTGATATCCCCATATGAGTCTAACCATTGCGAACGGTGCTTATGCCGAGGATTCTATTATGAGAGCTAAGGTAATTTACCAGTGTCAGTTATGTGGCATGCGGCAAGATCTGCGCGTGATTGAAGTGACGACGACACTTAACGAAGCGCTCATATCGATCGGTGATGCTAACCTGCCCCATGCGTGCAACGCGACACAATACGGGGTTGCCAAGGTTATCGGTTTAGAACGTGTCGAGTAACACCCGTTGTATCCTATGAAGCCCGGCACGTTGCGGGCTTTTGCTTTTTGTCCAACAGGCAATTAACGATGCATGACATAACTACACTAAGGGCGGCTTTAGCTGGCCCACTTGCCCCGCTCGCGCAATATCAACAATTTATGCTTTGGAGGTTAGAGGACGACGGCCGCAAAATGCCGTATGCATTGGATGGTTGGTCGAGCGGGAGTAGCACAAATGCTGCGCTATGGGGCAATGCTACTGACGCTCTTGATAGCGCTGAACGTCACGGTATGGGCGTTGCGTTTTGTTTTACCGATAATGATCCGTTGCGCTTTATCGATATTGACCATGCGTTTAATGATGGCGTATGGAGCGCTGATGCGTTAGCTATATGCGCGCGCTTCCCCGGCGCGGCCGTTGAACTGTCGCAGTCGGGTACGGGCTTGCACTTATTTATGACCGGACCATTGCCGGAACGTCACAGTAATAAGCGTGGTGGATTGGAGTTCTATCAAAAGGGCCGCTTCTGTGCGCTTACTGGCGCTCATGCGCGCGGTGATGCATCGTGGAACGGTGGCGAGTCGTTATGTTCGTTCGTTGCTGAACGGTTCCCGCCTGGGGCCGCTATTGAGAGTGATGGCGGCGGGTGGAATGTTGGACCTATTGCAGATTGGCAGGGGCCGGAAGATGATAACGAACTATTGGCTTTATTTATGGCAGAAGCCGCTAGCCGCTATGATCCGGCTGTGGCATTTGGCGATATGCCTGCTATTAGCAACCTTGACGTTTATACCGGCAATAGTGCTGTACTCAGTACGGTATTCGCGCCAGATAAGCCGGGCGAACCGTATGACCGATCGCGAGTAGATATGTCGCTCGCGATGCGGCTTGCGCGTTGGACGGGCAAGGATGCGCCTCGTATTGAACGGTTAATGCGTACGTCAGCGCTGTGCCGCGATAAATGGGATGAGCCGTGGAATAGCGCGCTCACTCGTGTGCAGCATGACATCGTAGAAGCGTGCGGCAAGACATCCCGTGTGGTACGTATCGATGTTGCGCCTGAATTAGCAATGCCGCTCGCGTCAGGACCGGCTAATGTAGCGGTCGTTAATGCGAGTAACGATGCGTATGAGCGGTATGCTGCTGAAGTGTCTGACGCGGGCAGTGTTATTGCGCTGAAAGAAGTCACGGCGGAAATATCCCAATGCGCATCGATCGATCAGACATTACGTCTGTCACTTGCGGCGGATATTAATAACCGTTCGAAGATACTACTCGGTAATGCGCAAGGTTGGAGCCTGACACATTGCAAAGCGCTCATTGCGTTACGCGTGGGTAAGAGTGCGCCTGATCGTCAGGCTATGCAGCGGGAGATTAATAAATCACTTAATTTAGCGGACGATGTGAACGTTATTGCACCGTCTATGTCAATTCCTGAAATGGTGGATGAATATGTTTACATATCGCGTGGGAAGATCACCGCGTCTCTTTACAACCGTCATAACGTTTACAAACTCGATGAGTTCCGTGAACGTATGGCGGGTAGCGTTACGGCCGCATCGGATGGGTCTGGGCGCACTGCTAACAACGTGGACCTGTGGATGCGATCCGACATCCGTAAGACCGTGGACACACGGACGTTTCGCGCGGGCTCGCCTATATTCACGTCGGACCCTGACGGCGCATCAGCCCTCAATCTTTGGCGACCGATTATTCGTGGCCCATACATAAGCGTTGATATCGCTCCATTTTTAGAGCAGATTAATTACCTGTTCGGTGCGGATGCTGAGACGTTCCTAGATTGGCTCGCGCACATTGAACAGAAGCCCGGTGAGTTGCCGCACTTTGGATGGTTGCATATCGCTAACGGGTTCGGTACGGGCCGCAATTGGCTGTCGTCGGTGCTGTCACGTCTGTGGCGTGGCTATGTTGCGCCGTCGTTGGACTTAGGTGCGCTCATCAATAGCAACTATAACGGTGTGATTGCCGGGCGCGTAATTGCGATCGTTGATGAAATACGTGAGGGCGCTAAAGATGATGCGTATTTAGTGGAGGGCAAGATACGTAATATGTTGACCGCTGAGTCACGCATGATCAACCCTAAGTTTGGCGGGCAGTACGAGGAGTACAACGCATGCCGGTGGTTACTCTTTTCTAACCATAAGAATGCGATCCCCATTAATGAGGATGACCGGCGTTGGTGGGTGTGTCATCTTGCGTTGCCGCCACGTGATGAGAGCGTCTATGTGATGCTGTACGGCTTGCTTGGCAATGCGGCGTTCATCGATAGCATCGGTCTGTTCCTGCGCGCCCGCGATATCTCCCACTTCAACCCCGGCATGCGTCCGCCAGCGAGTGAGGCGAAGCGTGCAGCGGTTAATGCGACTAAGTCGGAATACCGACACATGGCGGACATGATCGTTAAATATTGGCCTAGCGACTTTATATCGTGGGCGGACGTTAAGGAAATAATGCAAGAAGGTGACAGCCACGCCAAAATAAATATGGGCGCAATACGGCACGCTATGGAAGATGTCGGAATGGAGCGTAAAGCATCGCCAGTACGGATGATGGACAATACGACCGTTAAGGTATGGATCGTACGGGACGTAAAGCGCTGGAATACTGGTGATCGTAATTTGCCGGTTACGTTGGAGGTTGAAAAGATTAACCGGCAATTTGGCTTGAATGCCTATCGCTACTTGTTAGAATTGAGCACTTCTGCTACTAGCTACCCAGTCGCTACCACTTCTCTATGAGTTCCAGAAATATGAACTGTACATATATACAGTAGATGTTGTATATGTATTTTAGAAAACACCTAGGAAAGTGGTATCGGCGCAGTAGCAGGTAGCAAAGGGCTAAATTAGGAATAAATGATCGTGCGTAAATTAACGGGCAGACAATTAGCGTTCGTGCTGCATTGGGCGCAAACGGGCAATAAGAGCGAAGCGTATCGGCAAGCGTATAACTGTTTGCATTGGAAAGACGCAACGATATGGAGCAAGGCGAGCGAGTTGAGCCGTAATAGCCTTGTTCTGGAAAGGTACGAGCAATTACAGGACGAAGTGAGTAAAGCCGTAGTGATCGATCGTGCCGCAGTGATTGATCACATCACTTCCCTTGCCTTGGCAAATGCTCATGATTTGTCCGCTATTGAAGTTCGGAACTGTCGACACTGTTCGGGCATCGGGCATCGTTATCATTGGGCATCGCCAACAGAGTTCGCATTTCGATGCGCCGAGGTGATGGACCGCAATGCGAAGTTGTACAGTGATTGGGAGTTAGGTGGAAGTCAGGGCAATGCGCCAGTACCGCAGGACTTGCCGACCGATGAGGGCGGCTATGGGTACATCGTTAATAACAGTCCGAACCCTGAGTGTCCTAAGTGCTTAGGTGAGGGTCATGTTGTACCGACGATTAAAGACACACGATTCATCAAGGGTGCGGCGAAGAAACTGTATGCCGGTTTCAAGCAGACCCAATACGGCATTGAATTGAAAACACGTGATCAAGATAAGATGGTCGAACTGTTAGGGCGCATTCACGGCATTTATAAAGACCCTATCTTACCGGCCGGATCATTACCCGCTGCGCCACCTGGGCAAGTTGTCGTCATCAGCGATGATCCATTGTTGGCCAGCCGTACCTATCAGGAACTTATGCGAGGCGAGTCATGAAATATGAGATCGGGAAAAAGGTCGTTGTCGTTGTTACATTCAATCGTCAACTGTTAGGAGCAATAGGCACACTGTTAAATTTTGACACTCGCATCCACATGGCAAGCGGTCATACTGAAAAGGTTTGGTATGTCGAAATGAATGACCTTGAAACTGTCTGCGTATCGCAATGGCAGTTGCGCCACATTACGGCGCGTGATAAATGTTTTAGTGTCAATGGCCGCAACTATGTCGCTATTGCGCCGTGAGATACTATGTACCGCGTGGGGGCCTTTATGTGGGCGTTCTTTAATCGGAACGCCCCTCTTTTTATGGGGATGAGAATATGAGTTATACCGACATCGGTACGGGCAGCAGTGGTGGTAATCCTACCTTAGCTCCGTCTGCGGCAGATCAGCTAATTGCCATTCAGGCCGCAATCGTGACATTGACCGCCGGTATCGCTCAGGTGGATACGTTGCAGGCGGCTATTAACGTGGTACAAACGGCTGTTACCGCGTTAGAAAGTGACGTGGCTGGAATTCCGGCTATTCAAACAGCGTTAAATGCGGTGCAAACAGCGGTAAATAGTCTTACTACTGAAATTGCACCATTGCCCGCGCTTGAGACAACGGTTGCAGCATTACAAACTGCTCTTAGCGCACTCGTTACGGAGATCGCACCATTGCCAGCACTTGAAACCGCCTTCGCCGTTTTAAACGCGTTGCCACTGTATATATTTACCAGTGGCGTACCGGCCGCAGGTCTAGGCGTTAATGGTCAATACGCATTGGATATAAGTGCCGGATTGCGGTACGGTCCAAAGGCGGCTGGCGTATGGCCTAGCACGACCGCTGCAATTACCGCGACTATCGATCCCGCGACATCGACTGCATTGAGCGCTTTTACCGGCACTGAAGTTGCGCTATATAACCCTACCGGTGTCGTCGGTGCAACTTCAGTAAAAGGTAGCTCATCGCAACTTGCACAATTTACCGGTATGGGAGCAAAAGCTTTCCAAACGCCAGGACTACCAACAGGATCGGTAGTCCGCGACCTGAATTCGAAGGGCGGTGATCTGCTATCGGTGTACGACTGGCTTGGTGATGCAGTCGTAAATTCGCCTGGGAACGACTATTTCACCAAGCTTAATCAGTTCTTTGCCTACTGCCAAGCGAATTACCGAACCGCTTATTTCCCTGCTCGCTCAGTGTCGATCCGCACTGAAACGCCGAACCTAACGCCGTGCCAATTCATTTTTTGCGAGCATAGCTTACGGGCGCATGTTGCTTTCTACGCAAAGAATTGCAACACGCTTGGGATTCCTGTAACCACAGTGAGTGGTTCTACCGTCTGGGATACGACGAGAGATTGTGAATCGGTTATCAACTGGTCAACAATTCAAAACTGTGAAGTTGAAAATATGTATTTGCAGGTATTCTCAGCGAATAGCGGAGCATCTCAGACCGACTGGAGCAAGGAAAATCTTATCGCTAACGGCTTGATGGTGTTGGCTGGTGCTGGCCGTGATGTAACAAATGGCGGCGCAGTGATTGATCTTGATTTGTCCAATCCGACGATCACGCCAGATTATTACAAGACGTTTGCGCCTGGTCATTGCTGCTATAAAACACAAAACCATGCCACTGTGCGATTTTCTAATTGCTTCGGCGATGGGGGTAAGTTCGCAGGCGTTTGGGACTCGATGGACGGACACATCTACACCGTTCGGAACCAGATGAAAGCAGGACTCGCGCAAATTTATTATAAAAAGAACTCGGAAGACTATCTGAGTACGCAAGGTGGCGGCGGCGGGGCGGGAAATGGAGCTTTCGCAAACTATTTCATAGGTACCGAGCTATGGGCGAATCACAATGGTGGGGTGGCAGTAGCACATGTTCGCGACCACACGGGATTCGGAGCGTATGAATACTTTCAGGTAGACAACAACTACCTGAACCCAAGCATTACCCCATCCGGTACTGTTAGCAACGCAGCAGATCCGATGTCTGGTGGCGTCTATTCGTATGCCGCTAGCGTAGGTGGCATTACGATTGATAGGAATAGCTCTACAACTGAACAGATAGGAGAGGCGCGCTGGCGGCTTTCCTATAATTCTTTATCAACGGTTAATCTGGGTAAAGATCCTTCCGTCGTTTCTGCAACGTCAACAGCCTATTACTTGCCAGACAACATGTTCCCGAGTGGGGCAATCAAGCGGAAATATCAATTCTATCTAGGTGATCTGGCTATGTGGCAGGATATGTCGCCAGATAATTTTCAAGTTATGCCAGTTAGTAGTGGAACGGCAAAAGTCGCTAGTATTCGAACCCTTTTTGGTTCGATGCGCGCATCGAATTCTGATATTTCACGTATGCAAGGTAACCTCGGTTTGGTCGATGTCGGTGTTTATGCTACCAATGCGCCTTCGCCTGGGTTTGCATATTCCCCTACTGATCCGCGCGACACGTCTGCTAAAAAGTGGGATCTAGCGAATCGACAGGCCATTTGCTCTGTCGGAAATCTTTTCAATCTAGCCGCCGCTACGGCTAGCGTGGGCACATTGACGCTTACGACATTGGCGGCTGAAGGGCTCGATGCAACTTGGACAGATGATCTTTTTATCAAGATTTGCGGAACAAATCCCGTTGTATATAAGATAACGCCGACAGCTGCAGACGGTAAGGCTGAGTTAGCGATACCTTTGGCGGCCGCATACCTGAATGTCGCACGGCCCCTAGAGCAACTGCATCGCTATATGTTTATGGGGTTTAAGCGAGCCGCTGCAAGCTCGTCCACCGTGTCCGCATCGTTACACGGGTACGCTTCGCCGCAGACATTCCCGAGTACTGATACGTTCGTATCAAACCGTTTTCAAGCTTTCTTGAACGTAGGCGTTAAAGACACTCGGACTCAGTACACGAGCTACAACAACGCGAGCAACTGCGATGTACTTTATATCGTGTGCCCGATGATGAGCATGGATCGTCTAGAGCCGTTTAACCCGAGCGCAGGGCCATGGGTTGATAAAACACAATTCCCAACGGCCGCGCCTAGTGTTGCTGGGTCACTTTGGAATAACAACGGCGTTCTCACGATCGTCTAAGGAAAATCATGGACATTTCAGCAATTGGACAGGCTAAAGCGCTCGCCGCATTGTATGACGCGGCGGTATCCAAACTCTTTGCAGGGCAGAATTCGAGAGTACCCGTACTGATAGACGAAATCGAAGCCCAAAAAATCCTTGATCTGCACAAGGCAACTCCGGTTTGCTCTGTCGTTCTCGCCAACATAGCCTATACGGTTGATTGTGAGGAACAGGAAAATATCGATGGCGTTTTGCAGTGGGTTCCAAAACAAGTGATACAGCACTTACATTCCAGTGTTTTTATCGGGGTCGACTTTACAATCGATGATATCGACCTGACCAATTACAATCGCATGTACGGCGAAGGTTATGGTGAATCCATTCTTAAAGGAGTTGAAAATGTTTAAAAATCTGAATCCGGCACCGGCTGTCAACGCTGTTCCACTGAGTCGCACGCCCGATCAATCCGCTATGGTCGTGCAACTGTCGGCGGAACTTGACGCCGTGAAGGCGGAACTTGAAAGTGAGAAAGAAGCACACGCGGCAGCACGCGCTGCACTCGACGCCGCAAAGTAGTGCTATAGTGTGAACTGTTAATAACTATTTGAGAAAGGACCAACCATGACGCCAGAAGAACAAGCAGCAGCGGATGCCGCCGCAGGTACAGCCGATAAGACGACTGAAGATACCGCAACGACCGACGCTACCTACCCGGCCGGTAACGCGGTACTCGTGCCAGCCGATCATGTTGACCTTGTGGAGCGCATCGTTGCAGCGCTCGCATCGGGTGAACGATGGGTTGTCGATAATTTCCATGCGGCCGTATCCGCCGTCGAATCCAAACTCTGAGGGGAGGTGATCCGGTAGTACCCAAACGCCCTGCCTTGTGTAGGGCGTTTCTTTTTGTACTTGACGAACCGTTAATAATACTTTAGGATCGCACCGTGAATAGCTAAAGGAACAATGATGAAATTATCCGCATATCAAGATGGTTCACGTACGCCACGGCCCTGGATTTTAATTGATGGGGATCGTATTCCGTTACAACACCATACGGGGCATGCTCTACGCTTTTCCTCGAAAGAACTAGCCGAACGATGGGCGCTAGTTTCAGGCCATGAAATTGCAACGGCACATGCTGATATTGTTATTGTTCACGATTCGGGCGGCATGTTTTGTATCGCGTACATCGGTGTCAAGCGTCCAGAACGTTTTGCACTTGTCAGTCATGCCCACGAGTACATTGCGGCGCACTACATGCCAATCGTTACGTCGTATAAGGACTTTACGACTATACCGCTTTCATCGCCGCGCGAATATGCGTGGAGCGATGGCTTTGGAAGTTCGTGGGGATATATGCCCGCTACGCAATATCTCTTACCGCCGTTCAATATTGCTCAAAATGATGCGTATTTTTACGTCATCGATCGTGTCGGGCGAACGGTTATGGATCAGCTACAGCCAAACGAGCCATTTCAATTTGCGTCACGGGCAAGCGCTGAAGCATGGATATCGCACGACAAGGCGAATCGGTCGGTGACTCGTACGCGTCCCTGGGGCATTAGTCCCGCCGAATGGTCGGTATTTAACAGTATCAACTGCCGTTGCATCGCAACCCCTCCCCTACCGGAACCAAAAATGAAACCATTCAATCTCGAAGCATTTAAAGCAGGCAAAGCGGCCGTTACGCGCGGCGGTCAGACGGTCCGATTCGTTGCGTACGATGAGCGATTTAAATTGCCCCTGCTTGTACAGTTGGCAGGCAATGACCGCGTGTCGCATTACACTGCTAATGGGCAAGCCGGTGCGGTGCCGCACAATGCGGACCTAGTGATGAAAACGGTCAAGGTTAGAGCGAAGGTGTATTTGTATTCCGACGGGCATGCTGTATGGCGGCGCGAGCACGAAACGATCATGCCATCGTATCCATCGCCGTTCACCATGCCGGGCGCAGTACCCGTTATGCTTCTCAGCGAGTCTTGGACGGAGATCGAAGAATGAAACCGTTCAACCTTGAGCGCGCTATTGCTGGCGATCCGATCGTGACGCGTGACGGCCGACCTGCTCAGATCCTTGCGCACGATCTGAGCAGGCGTAGCCTGCATCCCTACTTTGCCGACAAGATGATTGTCGCGGTTGGTAGTGGCGATACGGCGGACCCATTTTTAATGTACGATCTGCGCGGATTTATGCCAACCACGGGTAAGCCTGAATCGTCGTTCGACCTATTTATGACCGAACCTGCTCCCACGGTTAAATACGTCAACATCAGTTCGAGTGATGCACTAGGATCGATACCGGGCAAATTGGCCATGGTGTTCGATACCGAAGCGCTTGCGAAAGAGCATGCCGACATACCGATACCGGGCGTCACGGTGGAGCACCTTGCGGTGCCTATTACACTCCCATGACAAAGCGCGCGCGTATACGGTTTAGGTTCGGTTGTTGGTGGTGTACGCACGAATACCTACGAGACATAGGGCGCGGCACAACTCCTAAAGAAGCGTATGAGAGCATGCTAAGTCGCAACTCTAAGTAGCGTCCGTTACAATGGCCCAGACTAGACACCTGGGCCTTTTGCTATGCCGTATGACAGACCGCACGACTTTAAAAATCCAGACTATCCCGCTATATTCCGGTGGAGGCTCGAACGTATCCGCCGCGTACGTGAAAAACCTGAAATTATCCCGCTGCTAAAAGCACATTACAAAGCGAACCCTATCGATTTTATCGAAGATTACGGTGTTACGTTCGATCCTAGAAATGTCGGTACGCCACAACCCGCACTGATACCGTTAATACTATTTCCCCGTCAGCGCGAGTTTTTACAATGGGTGCTTGACCGGTGGAAAGCGAAAGAATTTGGCCTATCGGACAAGTCGCGCGACATGGGCCTAACGTGGATGCTCGTGTCGTTGTTCGGTACGCTCGCATTGCACCATGAGGGCTTTACGGCCGGGTTCGGATCGCGTAAGGAGATACTTGTCGATCGTACGGGCGATCCTGATTGCATATTTTATAAGTTGCGACAGTTCCTCATCCACGTGCCAAAGGAGTTCCGAGGCGGATGGATCGCAGAGAATCGTAAGTGCGACGTGTCGATGATTATCACGATCCCCGAGACTGGCGCAATCATCCGAGGTGAGGCGGGCGACAATATTGGACGTGGTGGGCGGACATCAATGTATGGCGTTGATGAATCCGCATTCCTTGAGCGCGCACAATTGGTCGACGCTGCCCTATCGCAAAATACGTCATGCCGTATCGATATCTCATCGGTGAACGGTACGGACAACCCATTCGCGGTGAAGCGGCATAGCTGGCCAGCCGAACGTATCTTTACATTCCGTTGGCAGGACGATCCGCGTAAAGATGACAAGTGGTATCAGGCACAGTTGGCCAACACTAACCCGTTGATCGTAGCGCAAGAGATCGACCTAGACTATAGCGCGTCTAAGGCGGGCATCTTGATCCCCGGTGCATGGGTGACTAGCGCATTCGGTGCGGCGCGGAAGCTAGGCATCATTCCGAGCGGTAACAAGCGATCTGCATTAGACGTTGCTGACGAAGGGATCGACTTAAACGCCTGGGGATATGCGCACGGCATTGAACTTGCGCATATCGAAGCGTGGAGCGGTCAAGGTTCACATATTTTTAATACGACCGAAAAAGCCTTTACGTTATGCGATATGCACGGTGTACCGCGTTGCCGGTTCGACTCGGACGGACTAGGTGCGGGGGTACGGGGCGATGCGGCGCAAATTAACGCCCGTGAGAATCGTCAAGGATCGCGCCGTGAGTTCGTACCGTTTCGCGGATCTGGCGCAGTGGTCGATCCGGAACAGTTAATTTTTAAGGGTGACGATAAAGGCGTCGGTGCGCGCAAGAATGAGGACTTCTTTAAAAACGCTAAGGCGCAGGCATGGTGGGCATTGCGTACGCGGTTCGAAAAGACGCACCGTGCGTTACATGACGGCTTAGTCATATCGCCCGATGAATTGATCAGTATTAGCGAAAGCATCCCGGCCGAAACGCGGATGAAATTGATGTCGGAGCTATCGCAACCAACGTACAGCATCGAGACGACTGGCAAAGTGATAGTTGACAAGTCGCCCGATGGCGTGCGTTCCCCTAACCTAGGCGACGCTGTAATGATCTTATTTTCGCCTGAGGAACGTAAGAAACAATCGCTGTTCGGTTGACAAACCGTTATTAACGGTTCAGTATTGCCGTAACTTAACAGGGGTAACGACCATGGACCATAAGCGACTTAGCACGGGTGATATTTTAGATTTTGGCATTCTGGAACGTACGCCACCAAAAAGCATGTGCCCCGTCGATGCGGTACTTGCCGAAGTTGATGAGTCACAATTTGATGACGACTCATTGCGCGCCGGACTTATCGCGGGCGGCTTGGAAGCATCGATGTATTACGGTGTGTGGAAAATTTGGAAAGACGGCGATGGGTTCTCAGGCGAATTGATGCAATACCGTGTCGTTACGGAAACGCTAGCTAAAGTGTCATTGGCGGATGCCGTCGAGCATGCGTACGAATGGGCAACGAACTGTTACGGCTAAGTCGTATGTACGCCGATGACGGAATGATTGTAGCGACATACAAAGTTTACGTACGCGACGTATCGCCATTCCCGAAAGATGGGTACGTATGGTCTGATAGATACAAGTGGTACGAGGAAACCGACGAAACATTTAGACAAAGGATTAAAGATTATGAGCGACTTGGTAAAACGGATTGATGAGGCATTGGCTATTGCGCACGAAGAAGGCGAATGTGATCATCGCATCAGCGTACTAACCGACGCCCGTGCTACAGCACGTCGTTACGAAGCATTGCGTAATATAGCGTTTATGACGTATCGGGAAGCGCAGGCGGTGGAAGCAAAATTGAATAATACATTTGCCGATCAGCCGCAAACTACAGCCGCTTTTGACGCGTGGGCCGATCGCATTATTGAGGTGATGAACGATACGTATGTGCCGCATGCTGATGCAACGGAAGAAGCACTTCGCATATTTACCCGGCGCTTCAGCATGCTCATGTCCGAGGCGGACGAATTGGGCCTAGTCGTCACATCCGAAACATCACCCATCCCCGGTAAATTGGCAATGGGTAGCTATACGGTCAATTGGTGCATCCGTCCGCGTATGGTGAAGGTATGAACGACCTTCGCGATGAGTTTGAACGTCAATACGCATTCGCGGTACGGTGCGATGCGGAACTGCTGACAGTATGTCGTTCATCTATTGCCGATGGTTACGACCATAGCGGATACGACAACGTTTATTACGGTTGGAAACTAGCTCGCAAAAATACCCACGCGATTCATCAGCGCATCGGTGATGTCGAAGTGACATTTAGCGGCCCATCCGTCGAAGCCGTTGCCGCATTGCTCAAGGTGAGCAAAGATGCCAATAAGTAACTATAACAACGGTTGGCGTTCCTAGAGGAACAGAAAGCCGCGCAGCAGAGCGTGTGGTAGTAGCGATCCTTTAGTAATCTTTAAACAAGAGGTGTAATTATGAATATTGCGACTATTCTTATTTTGCTTTTTCAGTCAACAGGGGGCTATGGAATTCAGACCGTTGCTCTTTCTCAGCAAGAGTACAAAAATCAAGCGGCATGCGAGAACGCAGCAATTGAAGCTCGAAAACTCAATTCGAACATCAAGGCTGTTTGCGTTACAGCTTTTAAATAATCATCACTGATACTCCGCAGAGCAAGGATACATGATGAAATGGGTATTCGAAACAGTGACAAAGCGTGGTATAGACATGAAATCTGGGGATCTTGTTGTTCCTGGGCATTTCAGGCTTTTGCCGCATAGCAGAAACCATATAGTCACGGATGGCTACGATGAAACGATATGGTTTCAGACGGATAGCTTGCGCGGATCGGTTGGATTCGAACCGTTTGGCTTATATCTGGTTGTAGACGAAAAATCGGAAAATATTGATTCACCAATACACGTTGTGGATTACTTCAAGTTTTATGCCCCGTCAGAGTAGCCAAAATGACCCTTCACGAAGTTTCCACTCTGATCAAGGTGAGTAAAGATGCCAATAAGTGACTATGCGCACGCCTATAACAACGGTTGGCGCGATGGGCGTAAGGCGCTCCTAGAGGAACAGAAAGCGGCGCGTGCGACTAGCGTAAAGTCGGAACCGCAATGCAATCATGATTGGCGCGCATCGCTAAGAGTACCGGGTAGTAACGTATGCCGAAAATGCCTAATGGTGCTCGGATCATGACCCTTCACGAAGTTTCCACCTTGATCAAGCTGTGCAAAATTGAGCGTAGCAAAACAGTTGTTGTCGGGTTCCAAACGATCCTTCACGTACCGGCTGAGAAGTACATGCTCGTGTGTAGCGTATTTGCTGACATAAAGAAACGTCGCGGCGCGGTAACGTTCGAGGACAACGTTTGTACCGTCCTTAACAGCCGGGACGTAAGCGAGCGTGAGCACGTCATGATCAAAATTGATGGCATGGGTACTATAACGATGGGGAGTGTGACGGTATGAAATTTCCAGACGTTAAATTTGTGCAGACCGATGCGACACGGGAAGCGTTGACGGAGGCGCGCGTCATGATTGATAACGGCACTTGCGTGTACGTCTGCAATGCCCTGCCAAACGGTGTTACTGCTAAGACGCTTGAAATATACGAAGCGTCGTGTCTGATTGAAAATGCCATCAGTGATGCGCTAGGGAATCACGCATTGCGCCATTGGGCATTCCGTCATAACGACTACATGCCGATACCAAACATGCGCACGTACCGTATCGCATGGATTGATCATATGTTGCAAAACCGTTAATAACGGTTTATAGTTACGACATGGACAACGTAACGGAGCAGCGGATATGCGAAGAATAAAAGAAGGTTTCATTCGTTTTCGACCAGACGGTGCTATTGACGCCGAACTATGGGCGGAAACTGACGAGCTAACCGTTGGCGAACATAGGACAACAGCACTCGGGGATCTGTCTAATGTTGCTTTGCTAGATGCGGCAATAGAGCATTTAACACGTATTAGGGACATCAAGTCTGCTAATGCTGATTTAGAGACTATTAATGCTCTTGCGAAGATGCGTAAATGAACGCCGATCGACGCAAGCGAATCGCCCAGATCATTACGGTACTTGAGGATCTGGGCGTAGCGGTCGAAGCGCTGCGCGAGGAAGAACAAACGGCGTTCGATAATTCCCTCATGCAAATCGGTACTGATCAATCCGCAATTGAACTAGGTTACGTCTCGCACGATATCGACCTAATTGCAAATACACTAAGGAGCGCATCAAGATGAAACTAATAACCACGCTTAACAAGATTCGCGAGCATTCACCCTGCGCGTCCGGTTGGAACACATTGCTGCGCTCGTTAAACAAAACGGGTGGCGACGATGAGCCGTTAAATTTGCTGACGGTACTGGAAAGCAATGGCCTTGATGACACGTTATGGTGCTTGCGAGCGGTCGAAGGCGCTGACCGTGAAATACGCTTATATGCCGTATGGTGCGCTCGGCAAGTATTGCACTTAACGACCGATAAGCGCGTTGCTGATTGTTTGGATGTTACCGAACGATTCGCAAACGGTGAGGCAACTCGCGAAGAATTGGATGCCGCCGCCTATGCCGCCCGCGCCGCCGCCGCCTATGCCGCCTATGCCGCCGCCTATGCCGCCGATGCCGCCGCCTATGCCGCCCG